TAGCGTAGCTGTTTAACGCATTTGATAGGTTTGTTCCGACGGTGGCAGATAGACTATTTATGGCCGTCGTTATGGCGGTTGTCATGTTACTCGTGGTGCTGTAGCTATTCTTCAGTGTGGAATTTGTTGCCACAACTCCAGTTGCAGGATCATTAACGGTTGATGATAGGAATGCCAATGCCAATGCCTGTGCTACTGGCGATGTGGATGACGCGTTGACGTAGTTTATTTGCGTAATCTGCGCATTGGCATTAGCGACAGCATCAGCCAGCGTAGTAAAATTCCCAAGCGGCTTCCAATATGTCGTGTTTGTTGGTAAATTTCCCGTCGTTGCTACAATACACTCATACAGATTCCCAAGATAAGTAACCAACTGATCTATGGTATATGCGGTAGTCGCCGAAAATGGGGCAGTCTGTACCAGACTATTAACCTGCGCCTGCACTGCGCCCACCTGAGATGTAGCGGATGAGCTTGAGGTGTTAATTGCCGCCGTAAGCGCATTGGCAGCCGCCATATACGTGTTGGCTTGCGCGGCCTGATACGCTACGGCGGAAGAGGCGCTGTTGATAGTACTATTCAGACTAGAGGCTAGTTGTCCTACGTCGATAGCCCTATTTAGCTGGGCGAGTAAAACCGAGGGGCTGGTCGTCGGGCCGCATGGTAATCCTGCTGTTGCAGACAACGGAAACCATGGCGACAGATTGCCGTACATGCTAATCACGCGAAACCAGTAAAATCCGGTTTGTCCTGGCGATAGGGCGACATGGTTGTAATGTGTGGCAGGGTAATCCACCCGCGTGAGCATAACGGCAGCTGCCTGATTATCAGTTGCTGACCACCAGATTTCCGTCCCCTGCGATACCGCCAAATCACCAAACGTCCACGCGCATTGCACCATGAATAAACCGGGCGTAACGGACGCCGCCGGTGCAGCTGTTGCATCGTTTACATTTGCAGTTGTCTTACCAGTTAATGTTGCGCTGGACGATCTCGCAACACCTGTTACGCCCAGCGAGTTGGCAGCCGATACCGACACTTCCACCTGACCAACAGGCGGGTCCAGCATTTCGGCATGCGTACTGTATACATCCGGTAGCCGGGCCCAGTTTCCGGGAACCTGACGCCAGTTAATAGTATAGGAACTGGCATATTGCACGGATGGCCAGTCGATATTCATGCGGTTACGCACAACACCGCCAGCCAGAACAAAGTCGGCACTGATCGTCACGCTGGCCGGCATTGCGGGCATTCCAGGCAACGAAATAACCGGTACCGGCTGCAATACAATACCTGATTCGATGGCTGCATATTTTGCCGAGTCGTGGGCAATCGCCGTGACTTCATATTCATTTTTTGCAGTTTCGGATACGGATAGCGAACGCCAGCTGGTCGGTGCCAGATTAGAGGCTGCAACAGCCCATATTGCGTTGGGTAGTGGTATTGAAGGCAGTGCATTCAGCAGGTTTAACGATACCGTACTGCCTGGACTACTGAAGATATTAGAGGTACCGATTGTGCCGTCTTGCAACATAACGGAAACTGAATAACTGACGCCTGACACAATTATGATCGGACTGTCGATCAGCAGTAGGCTGGCGGTGCTGCCTGCCGATATCAACCTGCCACCAAACCGGCTCCCTGTACGGTGTGCATCTTGTATCTGAAAAATCATCCCCGGGCGCATAAACGCGGTATCCATGGACGCCTTAAAGACGACAACTTCAGATTCCGCCTTTTCAGAGTAGAGCAGCCACTGACCCACTCGATGTGCCTGTCCTCGTGAGGTGCACCCGAAGGCGACGACTTGCGTCTGGATGATTCCGTAAGTCGCTACCGCTGCATCATCCGACACATATTCAATCGCCTGCAGGTAGTTATTGAGAGGGTCATTCCACGTTACCAGTGCAACGGTATGCATCGCTTTGCGACTGGCGCCCGAATAGCTGAAGTTACCCTCAATCACGTTAGCCTGGGTAAACAATGCCATGGCATTGCCTGGCGCATCTTGTACGGCGGTAATCATGCCACCGCCCCAATAACACATACTGCGAAAAACCGATGCCATGTGATTGATTACCTGGAACGACTCCGCTGCACTGGCAAGGTAGCAATTCATGCGGAAGCGCGGCTCGGTACCGCCAAAGCCGTCGGGCACCAGCGCATCGCAATACTGACTGATTGCGTATAGACCCCACTTGTCCACCGATCCCGTCAGGTAATTCCCAAGCCCATAGCGGGTGCTGGTCAGTAAATCGTAGTAGCACCAGGCGGGGTTATCCGTCCATGCGGTGATAAATGTGCCATCCCATAACCCGGTGTAGGTACGGGACGTAGGATTGTAGTTGCTGGGTATCTGAACGACCAGACCCTGAATGTCATAACTGCGTTTCGGGATGGATTGAAATGCACGGGCATCAATCTGCATACCGATCAATGCGGTATTGGGATAAGACAGCTTGGTATTGATGATATCGACAATGCTATCAACCCAAAGATCGTTTGCCAGCATGACTGTATTGCTGTCTGCTGTCAGTCTGACTACCTTGATATCCCAGGGGCCCGTACCGGTCAGCGGGAAACTATAGGCGCGGTCATAACGTGATGAGGCTTTCCCGCTGAATGCATCATCGAGCATCTGCACAAAACCGCCGCCATTGGTCTGTATCCATATTTGGAATGCAACCGAGGTCGGATTGACGTTCCCACTACTATCCTGGGTAAAAAGCGCGGGCGTATAAAGAATTACCCGCACCGAATTGGCATTCGCATCAGTGATTGTGCGGACAACAGGTGCGGCTACAGTGATTTTAACACCCACCGGGGTGGTTGACTCGACATCCGATCCTGATGGAATATATTGCTGATGCTGTGTACCGTACGCCTGATAGACCGATAAATTCAGGAAGTTATAAGACCCGTCAGCATTTTGCACCGGGGTATCATTCAAAAATACCGATTGCAATCCGTTCACTAGACCGACAATCTGCCCCTCACTGATTGCGTCGAGGATAAATCCGGTATCGTAGGAAAATAGCGTATCCGATGCGACAACAGGGGTAGATCCACCTCCGCCACCTTTAGAGCCTGTAATTAAATAGGTCATATCAGCCTGCCGCGTTTGTCAGGGTTGAATTCCAGCCGGTGCCTGATCCTGGTGTCGTCACAGCAATCGCAGATGTCATCTGGTTCGGTATCACGCCGGCTGAAATCATCTGTGAGCCTACCCGCATCCGACCGTAACAGACCGGCACGCAACTGCCCTGAGCCGTGGTATTGACAGCGCCATTGAATAAATAACTTTGTCCACTAACTGACGCGGCAGGCGGGGCGGGCGGCTTGAATAACAACTGGGATATGCCGCCTAACACCAATGACGATCCGATTCCTGACATGCCGGATGCGAAGGCCCCGGCCATTCCCGCTGACATTCCTTCCCCCACCAAAAAAGAAGCTGCGCCCATCGACGCCCATATCAATAACGCGCCTACGATAACCATCCCCAGGCCGCTTTTGCTGCCGGAAATAACCGGCTGGATGCGGATGACGCGACTGCCGGTAATCCGATCAATGCTTTCTTTAGCCAGATTTTCTTTATCAGCCCAGACACGAAATCCGGCATGATGATCCAGTAGCGCCCGTTCAAACCCCTTGATTTGGATACAGAGGGCGCGTACCGCCTCACGTGGACTGCCAACGGCCAGCTCAAACCGGCGGCCAAATCGCTTGCCTAAAAATCCGCCTAAAATTATCGGTGTCATCGTTTCATGTCCTTGTGTCTGAGTGCGTGAGAGGTATGCTTCAGGTAATAGCCGCCGTACACATCTTGAGCGGATAGGCGCTTTGTCAGGTGGTGTAGGATGAGGTTGTCACCCAGATAGACCGCGCAATGATTAGGTACTGAACCCGTTATCTGCATCAGGATGGCATCGCCATAGCGCAAGTCTTCCAGGGCGATTTTTTCAAATCCTGCCGCCCTGAACCCGTCGAGAAAAAGATTTTCACCGCGATCCCACCAGCCAAAGCTGCTCCGCTCAAAATCAGGAAGTTCAATTCCCCGCTCTGCATACCAGTCGCGCCCCAGCGCATAACAATCGAGCACGCCATAAGAAAACTCACGGCCCAACAGCGGCGCACGGTAGCCTGTGGGGTGCGTTAAAGTATGTGAGCCAGTCTGCGGGTTAACGATCAACCAGGGGAGCTGTGATGCTTCAAGCCCCACCAGATCCGCCTGAGACGGTGCCGGGTTTGCAAAGGGATGTGAATGCACGATAGTCTGCACCTCACCCGCATCCTCAGCCTCTGCAAAGTCCTGTGGACAAAGGATAAAGTTTTCGAACGGCGATTCGGCCAGATTTTTGCATGGGATATACGTATTATTGACGATTAATCCGCAGCACTCGCGGGGAGATTCAGCCAGCGCATGCGCAAGGATTTCAGCCATGAGATCATCAGTAATCATTGCACCCTCCCTACGCCCGGGAATCCACCATAAGGCAAAGTTGCAGCAATGCCAAACCGCAGCTTGCAGCTGGTTAATCGCTTACCGCAGGTATCCAGTGCGGCATTTGTTGCCACGTCTGATGCGGTAAAGTACGTTGCACCGGTATAGCCACACTCAGCACCACGATATTTCCAGATGCATACGTTTTGAATAAATTGTCGCGCCGGAAGCAAAATACCCGGTAAATCGAAACTACTAGCCAGTTCAAATTCAAGGTATGTGTTGTTTTCTGCACTTTTGCGATCAATGATCCATATTTCATCGGGAAAGAATTGCGATGGATCAGCCGTCGTATTGAGTCCGCCAGCAAAATTCACCGCATCGAGAAATTTCGTCAGTGTCTTTTTGCGCGTGACCTTTGCGCCCAGTAAATTTAGATATTGCGCAGCGAGTGCGCCAAACATGCCATCGACGTTAGACACCTTTACCGTAGGGCGTGGCAGCTGCCCTTTGCCTGACCATTCAAAGCCCGTTGCCTGTATCGGTAATGGCGTATAGCTCACGCCTTGCCATACGATAGGCTGTGAGGTCTGCGATACAGCGGCGCAAAAATGCAGCACGGAAGCCGCCCCCAGCGCAGTCGCATCAAGTTGATACAACTCAATCTCCCCTGATGTTGCCAGGGCCTGAATATCTGCTCTTAATGTCATGCGGGGACCTCTTCAAAAGTACAGGAAATACTAGCTAACGGCCCCGTCTGCGGGGTACGCGTCCAGCCGTTTGGCAGGCTACATATCCATAATCCGGCAACACCGGTAGGCGGCGTCCAGTTAAATGCCAGGCAGCCGCCTTGCGCGACTAGAAATGCTTCGATTGCATCGCAATCGGTCTGACTACGATTATTAAACAGCACCGTCCATTTTCGCAGCAGCGTATTCAGACCATCGGCAGCGCGCTGTGAATAGCCATCACCAAATTTAGCAGTCAACACACGCGGGATGACCTGCATGGCTGAGCCGTAATTCGGGGCGTAGGTAAAGGTTGCAGTCATGATTATGCCGCCTTAGCTGCGAGTAATCCGCCCTGACGCTGCTCCTGGATGATCGTTGATCGAACGACCTGAGCAACGTTATTCGCAAGCTGAGAAAGCGAAGTTGAGCTGGAGCCAGGCGCAGTGCCATTTTGCGTACTGGTGCCACTTGCGGTATTCATGATGATGTTGATGTTGACATCCCCTGTTGCGGAACCTCCTGAAGTTGCGCCGGATGCCCCGGTCAGACTGACAGGGATAGTGCGGCCGTCTGGCAACGGAACAAACGCTTCAGGTGTGCGGCCTTCACCGAAAAGGGTTAGCTGCGGGCTGTTTGCCACGCCACCATTTGCATACGCTTTGAGCGGCAGCAGTCCGGCGGAAGTCATGATTCTGCCATTGGTAAATGCATACGGATATGCTGCGGCAAAATCGTAACCGCCTGAGGTTGCAACTGTCGGTGCGGCAGCGGACGGCGAACTAAACATGCCGCCGATGGCGTTGCTTAACGGCCCAGTAATGCTCTTCTGGATCGCGATGCGAATCAGGTCACCGATAATGGAATTTGCCATGGACGTAAAGCTCAACTTGCCCATTTGAACAAACTTTACCAGCGCATCCTCCATACCCTTAAAAGAGCTGCTAACTAACGAGCCTACTGTTGCATAGGTATTAGCCACTGTGTCGGCGTAATTCTTGATTGCATCATCCGCACCGAGCCACATATCTGATTCCTGTGATTTTTTATCAGCGGCATATTTCTTGTATAACGCTAACTCTTGTGCGAGACTCGATTGTGTCAGTGCCACCTGATCGTCGTATTGCTTTTTCAGATCCGTATTATTAAAATTTCCACCTGCTGAATTATCGTTTTTGAATTTCTCGCTAGACTGCGATTGCGCATCATATTTATCGGTAATTGCATTGGTGGCCGACGTCTGCGCTCTTGCGCTGTTGCCTTGCCCCATACTATTCAGGTCGCGCTGATATTTTGTAGATACCGTCTCTATATACTGCGCAGCTGCTATTTGTGCGTCCTGATAGGCATGGGTGATTTTAGCGAGCGCCGCAGTTTCCTGAATTCCGGCCACATCCGACGCGGTTTTGGCGGTTTCTTTGCTTTTTGCCAGTTGCTCAGTCAACTTGGTAATTTCAGTCGCATTCTTTTTTGCATCTGATACAGCCGCCGCACCTGTAAATTGCTGTGCGCGTCTCCGTGCGATTTCCTTTGTGAGCGCATCCTCCTGCGCAGCTTCGATCATGGCGATGAATTGTTTTTTAGTCGCTGTATAGTCCGATTCACTGACCAAGCCAGCCGTGCGTGACGCGTCAAGTATTTTTTCACCGCTGGTATAAGCTAAAACTTTATCTGCCTCAGCCTTTTTGTAATTTTCAAGGTCTGATAGAAGTTGTGCATTATTGTCACGGCTGGTCATGTCGCGTGCTTGTTTCGGTGTGTGCGCTTTGGTAATCGCTTCGTCCATCGCTGCCACAGCATTTTTTGCAACAAGCGGATCGTTGGGATTGATTGCCGAAATCTTTGCCACCTCGGCATGATATTCTTTTAATGCTGTAGTCAACTCCCCTTGTGAATTTCTTTGTAGTTGCGTCGTTGTCAGATTGATCATTTGCGCGGCGTGCTCAGCCTCGCTGGTAGCCCTGGTCTTTGCTCCTTCCGCATCCGCTTTGCTTTTTTCTTTATCAAGCTCCGAATATGCCGCAGACAATGAGTTTACAAGCTCCTTTCTTTCATCAAGAATGACGAGCTCATTCGCGTCACCCTTGGCTTTATGCGTGCTATCAAAACTTGCCAGCGCACTTTGTGCATCCTGAACATTATATTGCGCACCCTTTTTACCCCAGTCTCCAACGGCACTTATTGCGCCATTGATACTGTCTTTTATTGCGTTCCATCCGCGCTCTACATAACCTAAGTTCGTCACTATTTCAGCAGACCTGTCTTTCAGCGATTTAGCAAATTCATCGGTAGCCAATGCGGACGCTTCTTTTACTTGCCCTTCTTTTTCCAGTGCGGAGATTTGCTCATAGACAGCCAGCGTCAGAAAATGGTATTGATCATCCAGTTTCAGGGTTGCATTCGAAATGGCACTTGATGATCTGGCACTGGCCCCTGTGGATTCCACAGCCAGAGATTCAAATTGTTTGATTGTCGCATCTACTGATACGCCGGTCGCGCGCTCCATTGAAACGGCAGCAGTAGAAATTAAACCGATTTGGTCGCTGGTAAATTTACCACTACCAGCCAATTCCTCGACCGCTTTTTTGGCCTCGCCTAAACTGCCGCCTGAAGCTGTTGCTGCATGCGCCAATACATCAAGAGAACCGCTCGTTGCACCGGCATAGTTTCCAGTCATGATCAGCGCATTGTCCATCGCCTCTTGCTCTAAAATCCCTTTTTCAAACGCAACTACCATGCCTAGCGTTGCACCGGCTACTGCGGCAATCGCAAGACCAACGGGGCTCAGAATTACAGGCATGAGACCCATAGCGTTTGCCATGATCGATGCGCTACCGGCCATGCGCGTGAAGTTACCAACCGACGCTTCACGCATCAAAGTGAGCGATTCACGCACGACAGTTGAGTTAGCTTTAACGCCTTCAGCGCCTTTTGCTGCGGCATCAGCATTTTTCAGGTAGGCATCATTGACGACATAGATTTGTTCAGCGGCTTGTTTTTGGGCATCAGCTGATTCTAAAATTTTTTGTTTATAGGCGGCGGTAATATCGGCGCTTTTTTGCAGGCGTGCAGCTAACTCGGCCTCACTAATACCCAGCGCTTCAGCCGTTGTTTTTGCACGCTGTGTTGAGTCGCTTAAGCCACCAATTGCTGCCGCCGATTCTTTCACCGCGCCAATAAGCTGGTCGCCGTTGGCGGTGATGCGAATACCAAAAGTAAGATCGTCAGCCATTATTCGTTGCTCATTGATCGTTCATTAAAAAGGGTAAGCGCTTCGTTTTGCATCGCCTGCAGCCCGTCAAATACCACCGGCCATTCGCTACGCTTGATGCCGGACATCCGTAATGCCGATTCAACCTCACCCCAGTTCATGCCGATGCGGACGAGATCGCGGGCTACCACAACATGCCACTGGCTCCATGTTGCAATGAAGATGCTCAGCGTTGTCCAGTTAAAGCTATAAACCGGCAGAGGGTCGTCTGAGTCAATCTCGCCAGCATCCTCTTGCACCAGACCGAATGCCGCCAGCGCCGCATCCGTTTCATCCCGTCCTGCGCCGCCACCTATCCAGCGACGGGCAGCGGCGCGGAGTTTCCCAGGCGAACTCCACTGCGTATCTCACGTACGGCATTCCATAAACCGGCAGACAGTTCAGCGCCGCGAGGACCTGTCACCTGTGCGGCCAGTGCATCAACGGTAAAGGGAACCGGGGTGCCGCTGGTATCAGCCGGACCATCCCAGCCTACGACCAGTTTTGCAAAACGGGATGAGTTGTCCTTCAGTATTTCTATCATCGTCACTTCAGTCGTGCCATCCGTGACAGATCCAACTGATAATGCTGCAAACTCAGCCGCTGAAAGCACGCGGAATTTTGCATCAAATTGATATTCGACAAAGGTTCCACCATCTGCTGGCAGCTTTACAACAACCGGCCAGTCTACGGTTGGATTAGTATCTATGACGAATAACGGCTTTTGTTCCATTGCGGCTCCCTGGATGAGTTAATCTGATTGAGAAATCATTGCTGACTGAGGTTGCATGGTCACACGCGCGCTATGCGCTGGCGATATGGAATGGCTTCAGTACCAAACAAAAAGCCCCGTTATACGGGGCCTAGTATACCTGCCTATTAAATTAGAGCGACACAAAAAGCCACTCATCAATGCAGA